TTTACTTTTTTGCCGTTTATCGTCCTCCAGATAACTTTGTGTTTCCTTGGGTTCTCCCAAAAATACACATCGCCAACTGATTTAATATCTGGTCCATGCTCACATAGGATAATCAGCTGAATACCGGCTTCACGTGCCCTGATAAGTTCTGCCTTGAATCTTTCATGTTGTTGACAGACATTTCCACAAAGCTCTTGTAAATCCTTCTTACGGTCAATACAGAGCTTTGCGTTGTCAAGCGACTGATAATCTCCACAATATAACTTTGATCTGAAATACTGTACTCCAATGTCATCAAACTGTTTTTGAATCCGTTCCCATTCCTTTTTGTGTTCTCTTGTGTCCGCTTGTATAACCATTAAAAACACATCCTTTTAATTGAACGGAAGGACATCATCTGCCACGCTGTCTGGAATACTCATGAAGTCCGTACCTGACGGATTTGCTCCCATGATAGCTTCTTCTTTCAGATGATCGTCATAGGCTTTTGTGGTACGCTCTTCTGGGATATCTGCATCCTTAATTCCCTCAATACTTCGGAACCATGCAAGCTTGTGACGTTTTACTTCTTTGTTATCGTACCAGTCTTTTTCAAGACGGAAGATTCCACCGATCAGCTTTCCTTTAAACTGCTGCCCGAAGTTATCGCCCCACTTAACGGCAAATCCCGGATTTGATTTTTCTACGCATGTGATAAATGTTTTAAGGTTACGGACACCATAATCTACACCCTCATCAATAACCATGTAATTAGTACCTGCATTCGGATATTTCTTGTCTGGACGGATATCGTTCTCAAACTGTTTCATGAAATAGCCGGCCTGTTCGTCTCCTTCTGCGAAATCAAACAAGATAACGAGCATATCGAGTCCACCCTGTGTTTTTTTCTCTGATATCTGCTTAATTACCATCTTATGACCACCAAGCTTAATTGGTTCAAATTCTCCTGCTGCCTGTGTAGTATCATACGCTGTTGGTTTATTCATCTTTATTCTCTCCTTTTCCTAATTCGTAGTAATCTCTAATAACCTTGTCAACTTCTGCAAGGTCGTTATCAATAGTTAAGCTGTCAAACATCCCGATCGGGGACTTACTTACCGCTCCCTGACTGGACTGAGTGACAAATAAGTGCTTTCCACTCTCTTCGATGCATCGAAGAACGATAGTAAACATGCCCTCGATGCAAACTTTTTCGTCCAGAAGCTTACCAATTGTCTTAGGCTTTACTTCCCCTGAATCATCTTTTTCTTCATGCATCATAAGGTAAACAATTTTATTCTGCGGTACTTTTGTTACAATGAACTGAATAAGATTCCAGAAGTAGTCTCCGATATCATTGTACAGAGCGAACACTGCATTACCTTTTCCAGCAGAAGCGTGCCCCTTCATGAAATGATTCGTAATAAGATATCCTGCATCATCAATTACGATAGACTCTGCTTTTGATGCGATCAGGCACTTCATTACCTGCTGGTAATCATCTGTAAACCATCCGTCAATCTTTCCTTTAAACGGAAGCGGTTTATTCAATACTCTAATAAGATTCCAGTGTTCATTCTGGCAGTTCCTAAGACTGGTACTCTTGCCAGAACCAGATTTTCCAATAATTAATACGGGTGTTGCCATTGCTATTCCTCCTTGTCATAAACCACATGTTTGCTGCCCTCAATAATCAGCAAGCTTGCAATATCTTTCATTGATAAGGTTGATTCGTTATAGATTTCGACCAGTGCGTTGTATGCGTCCGATGAAACCTTTACAACCTGATTGTCTTTTCCGGTTACCAGTTGTTTCTTTCTTGCCGGAATACGGATTTCAAATTCACTCACTGATACTTTCCTCCTTATATGATTTCTGAGCCGTTAAAAGCCCATTTAAAGCCTGTACGTAGCTCGCCAATGTTCTTGCCTTGTATGATTCTTCAATGGGGTTATCTGTCACAATAGAAAGCTGCCCATCTATCAAATTAAGAATTTC